TACCATCAAATAATAACGACAGTGGTAATCTTATCTCCGTGTCTGTTTTCTTAGTGAAAAGATGAAGCCACGGTTTACCGTTAATCTTCTCTATCCATTCCGGGCGAAGCCTAACGAAGTCAGAATAACGCAGACCAGTATAGCAGCAGAACAGGAATGCGTCCTTTATCCGTTCATACTTACCCGATACTTTACAGCTTTCAATTCTCTTCAACTCATTTGGTGTAAGCCATTCAAAGTGGCCTTTCTCCTGTTTTATTTTGAATTTTCTGAACGGATAATCGTCAATTTTAATAAGTCCGTG